CGGCGATCTGTGCTTCCAGAGCCGCCACGCGGTCTTGGGCTGTTTTGAGGTCTGCTGCGGTTTTCTCTTGCTCTGTCATCTGGGCGCGCTCGAACTCTGCCAGGCGCGCCTTCAGCGCAGCGTTTTCCTTATCGAGGGTCTGGCGCTTGTCGCGTTCCTTAGCGAGGTCGGCAAGCACTTGGGTTTTTGAGCCCCGACCGTTCGGTTCGCCGCCATCCCCGTCGCTGTCGGCGTCAGCATCAGCGTCGGCGTTGCTGGTGGCTGATGCGGTTTCGCCTTCCCGTTGCCGGCCACTGGCCTGGGGGGTAGAAGCGGCCCCGGCGGCGTTGCTAGCACCGCCGGCTAGTGGTTCCTGGCTGTCGATGGGGGGCTGCGTAACGCACCGAATGTGATAGCGCATTAGACCGTTGACAATCATGGATCTTCCTTCCTTCTTTGTTTTGGGCATAGAAAAACCGACCTCCACTTTTGGGGGCCGGTGTCACAGTTTTTTAGGGGTTACCAGAGTGGGCAGCTGAGGGGCGGCGGGGCGGCGTTTTGGTACTTTTCTTTCCGGTCGCAAGGCTTCCACATGCCAATACCCGCGAGCGCGTCTACGTATTCTTCCGCACGCTCGCGTGACCACCCCATGACGTCCATGTAGGACTGCACAATAACGTCCCAGGGGGCGTCGATAGGGGCATCTGTGAATAACATAATTACAATGCTACACCTGGGTAAAAAATTCATCAAGAGCAGGCATAATATACTGCGCAAATTCGGAGTCCTGCCACTGTACGCTATCTAGAACGTGCTCCCGGCCCCGGTGAAAATTCAGGGTGTTTACCAGCCTCGGTACCCCGGTTTTAGTAGTCACCCACTGGGCATACGCCCGAGCGAAAAGCTCATCATCTAGCAAAAGATAGATTTGGGTGTGGCTCTCCGTCAGATTCCCCGCATACGTTGCGATCTCACGTGTCGACGGTGCTTGCCGAATCGCAGCAAGCACGGGTTTTATCTCTGGCAGGGTTTCATATTTCCATTTGATGAGATGTCCCAGCTCGTGAAGGACAGTTAGCTCCTGCCCTTGGAAAGTCCCGTTAATCGTTACTCGATAACGAGTAATCCCCTCATGGTCAATGGTTCGGTACGAAGTTCCGCGGATCGGACTCTCTTCCACTTTCGTCCCGAGGCGATCACGACCGTTCATTAGCTCGATTTTGTATTCGTCGGGGAGGAACGTTTTCCCTTGGTGCGCGTCATCCATATAACTCAGTGCCCGGTTGACAACCTTGCGGAATTGCCTGGGGGTCGTGGTTATACGCTGGGAATACTCGTGTTTCAGCCTGGCGTCAGTCTCGGCGCCGAGGGCGGGTTTAGCTTGATCGTCAGCACTGCTCTTCGCAGAGAGCGCAATGCTGGGTCTGGTGTCGATCCTGCGTTTGGCCGCCAGGACTTCAGGATCACGCTTCGCCCACGACCACTTGCTAGACAAATCTGGTGTGGCATCGGTGAGAAACCCATTCGCATGTAGCAGTGCGAGAGCCAAGTCACGGTCGTTGCCGGCGATACGGTAGATTTCTTCCGGCATCAGCCTAGCTACCGACGTGCGACGGTACCTGCCGCCGCTGGTTTTTTGCAGCGACGCACCGTATTGTTCCCGCAAGTATTCAGACGCCCAGCCGCGCTTGGTGGTGCCTTCGGTGGTGATGAGTCGCCGCCTACCACCTGCCGAGGTGATAGTTTTCATGCCCCTGCGGGCGTTAACAACCTGGTTGATGTCGGCACCGTCCCGGATAGCCCTGGCGCCTGCTTTGGTGAACACCTTGGCCTGCTGCTCCGGGGACAAGGAGTCGAAGTATTCCTTGGCGTCGAAATAGAACAGTTTGTGCATATCCGACGTGGCCTCGGAGACCGGAATGGCGGTGCAATCACATCCGGGGTGTCGAAGGAATTTCATGCGGCTGCTGCCTTTTTTGCCTGCTAGGATGGCGCATCTGGCGCAGCATGGGGGCCGAACCACCCGCACCCATGTGGTGCCAGGCCTGGCGGCTAGGTGGGTGAGTATGGCCATGCGGGCGGCATCAGAAATGGCGGTTTGAGTGGCGGTTGCGAGCATCACGCCCGCGTGGTGCCACGCCTGCGCCCGCTCCGTGATAGGGGCTTCGGCGTCGACCAGTTCGGTGATTTTTTGGGCTTGGGCGTAGGCGAGGCCCATCACGGGGTCGCCGCTGCCTGTTACCCCGGCGAACGCCTCCGGGTCCGCCGACAGCTCCGGTACCGCATCATAGTGTTGTAGATCCAGCGCAACGTCCGCCGACGCGACTGCTGCTTGGGCCGCCAGTAGTTGCCCGTGGGTCACCATCTCGGTGAGCGGCAGGGCATGGCTAGCGAACCAGCTATTGGGGTCCTGCGGACTGTTGGGCCGCCAGGCCGCGAGCACCCGCCGGACTATCTGGGCGATAAGGCGTTGCCGGTAGTCGGCGGCGGCCTGTAGTTGTGGGGGGAGCCTGGAGTACTGGGAATCCAGCATGATGGTAGGCCTCCCTCCACACCGCTAGACGACGGGCGGTTACGGTGGTTCCGCCTTGTCGTCGGCGCCGCGTTCGAGCTTTTCGATGATGCCGCCCATGCTGTTTTCCTGCTCCAGCCATTCGAGTTCGCGGTCGATGCGTTGTTGTGGCCATCCCATCTCGGCCATGGCCCCGCGCACTGACATGAACGGCCTGCCGCCAGTGCTCTTTTGCAGCGCATCGGCCCTCTGCGATTCCGTGGGGGTGCCGGGGTTTTGCCATAGGGTGCTGATTTTGCCGTCGGCTTCCCAGCTGCCGGTGCGGATCCGCTCGGCGATGCCGAGCGCCCACGCCCACCCAGCGCCCATGAGGACGTTCAGCCGCTCCACCTGCTTGACCAATCTGGATTCATCAGCGCGGATAGCCCCTTCGGCGGCGGGGTTGGCAGTGTTCTGCCCCATCATCCGCACCGGCAGGCCGGTCACGGTTGCCGCCTGTTCGGCCAGCATCTTGATCGTGTCGTGGAAACCCGTCAATTGGGCGCCCGACAGCTGCTCGATCCTGGCGTCTTTGCTGGAGATCGCCCAGATGGCACCTAGATAAGTCTCCCAGGGGTCGTCGATTTGATTGCCGTCAGCGTCCACAAAATCTTTCTGAGTTACACCCAGAGCCACTTTCTGAGGCGTTGCCACAGTCTCCATGGCTAGCTGGAGCTGCAGCATTACCCGGCCTGCCATATCGACCAGCGGCCGAAGGTCAGCGAGCTGAGTTTCACCCGACCATTCCCCGGTTCGTGGACGATTGAGGATCATCACCAGCGGCACCCGACCTAGACGGTGTTTGATACGCCTGGCCGCTTCCCATTTCCCGGCGCGGCGGTCGATGAGCACGGTGGAGTCGGGGAGGTAGAGAGTCATGTATTCGGCGACGCCGGTATCATCCCGGTAGATGCGGAGAGCAGCAGTCATTTCGCGGGTGCGCGCATCGACCAAAGCGGCGATATCTTTGGGGGATTCGGGCATGATCCGGGGCCTGCCGCCGCCATCGCGGGCGGCAACAGAAATGAACGCCCGACCGTAAATCAACAGGTCACGGTGCACCAAATGTGATAGGCTGTCCAAATCATTGGCTTCCCAGTCGGCACGCAGCTCAGCATCCTCTTCGAGCGCCCCGGAACGCAGGAACATCCGCACATCCTGGCGCTCCTCAAGGACGTCGATATAGGTGCGGCACCAATTCAAAGGAAAAGCAAACGGCTGCACGTCGGGCGGCACCGCGATGCCTAAATTGCCAATTTCCTGCAGGCCCCGGTAGTAACGCTCGTTTTTACGATCCTCCCGGCGCTGCCGCTGAATCTTGTTGAATAGCTTCTCGGCGAGGCGCTGCTCTTCTGGCGTGAGCTCCATTGTCGTCACCTCCTTCTGCGGCGGCCTAGCACAACAACCCTGGCTGTCGGCGTGCTGTTTTCCCAATCGTCGGCGTGGGCGTCCATGGCCGCCTCGTGGGCGAGCACAGTGGCCATAGCCGGGTCAATCTTTTGTTGCTCTGTTGCCTTGCCGAGCACGTACATTTGGCCGGCCTTGGCGACCTTTCGAGCGTTGGCCATGGCCAGACTAGTGAGCGGGCACCCGTCATGGGTGATGCGCCCCGTTGTCAGGTCTACCTCGAACCTCCGAATCGCCTGGTACATGCGTTTGATGCTGTTTGTGGCCCACTCAAACACATGCTCATCACCGTATTTGAGCGCCCACTCGCCAATTTCTGACCTCCAATCCTGGGGGTCGCAGTACATGCGTTCCACCTGGTAGCGGTCGAAAAGTTCGTCGACGGCTGCGGCTACTTCCCCGCGGGGTATGCGGCCCTGCCACTCGGCAGGATTCCAGATGGTGGGGCGGTCGTCTGGCCCGTAACGGGGTGTGAACGAAAACCCTTGAAGGGTTTCACACCGGATAGCAGTCCAGTCGTTGTTTTCTGACCCGTCGAAGCCCACGCAGATGCTAGTGCCGTCAGGGGGATTCTCCAACCATTGCATAGTGTTCCTCCCATAGTCCTGCTGGCAGCCAGCTGCCTGATGAGTAGGTGATCCGGTTACCGAAGAAACGTTCTGCTTGTTCGGGGTCGCGGAGGGATATTTCGTCGGCCTCGGCCAGCACCGCGTCGATATTGACCCAGGGGCTGCCCGTATAGACGGCTTCGAGGATTCGGCGGCGGTCTCTTTTCCGCTCCCACCGTAGATGTTTAGGTGGCGGAATGTAGAACGTTGCCACGTCAGCCAGGTTGGCTTCGAGCGTCGTTTGGGCGACAGACTGTTCAGCGGAGTCGTAGGCGTTTGTCGTTTCGATCGCCCTACCACCCATGCCAGCCAGACCACGGCGCTGCGCATCAGCAACCTTCGTCATGCGGTTGCGCTTGGTCCACAGCCCCGTCTCGTCCTGTTCGCAAAACGTCACGGGGTTACCAACACGACTGTCGGCGCTGGCAGTTACCGCGTCGACCCTGTCGGCGTCATCGCCGCCCAGACCACCGAGGATACGCACAAAACCATCCCGAACCGCCATCTGATGCTGGAGGGGACCCATCTGGATCATCGCCCGCAGCGGGCGGTAAGTGTTTTCCACCTGATCCTCAGACGTAGCGGTCAGCTGGATCAGCGGCGATGGATGCGGCCTGCCCTTGGGTTCCCCAGCCTGGTAGGGGAAGACGAAGCCGCAGCCGCAGCCCCAGTCGGAGCACCGGTAGACGTCCCCAGCGGTAGCCCAGCCGTCAAACTCGGCAGGGCCTACCGCCTGGATAGCCGTCATCGAAGCCGCCCACGGGCCTTTACCTGTCTTCTGCGGGGCGATGACCTGCAGCCTCCGGTAGGTGAATGCCCTGGCACCCAGAGGGTCGCCTTCCCATTGCAGCCCGGCGCGGATACGGCCGAAATTCGCGGCGCACCAAAATTGCCAATCGGACCAAACGAACGCCTCCCCACGCCGATAGCCATCGGGGATGAGGCAGTGAGCCTGCACCCAGGCATCCCACAGATCCCCAAGGGTAGGGAAGTCGACAACCCAATCAGCCGGTAGGATCATCGCCATCGTCCTTTACCGCCCGCAGGCGACGCCTGGGCGGACTATCACGCTGTAGTGGCGGGGCCGCCTCGGTGACGGAGCCGTCGTCAGCGGTGGAGATTGTCCAGCCGTTAAGCAGTAGACCAGCAGGCGACAGGCCGATGCTATCGGCAAGCCGCAGCACTTGGGTCATCATCGACGGCGTAGCCCCTGGCGCTTCGCTACGGACCGCCCAGCGCACGTAATGGGCGATGGTCAGCCACCGCCATTCCTCGTCAGCCCACGCCGCAGCCTGGGGAAACTTCCAGACTTTTTTCCATAGGGCGCGCTCCCTGGTGGTGCCGGTTGGTAGTGGCCACGGCGGGGGTTTGCCCGCGTAGCCGGACGCCGGCAGCACCCGCAGCTCCGCGGAGATACCGCGGGCATCAGAACGACCAGAACGAGGGTCCGGCGGCGGCCCCGACCGGGGCCTAGCACCACCACTGGGCATGAGATCACCCCCTACCAAAAGGTTTCATTGAGTAAAATATCAGGTTTGAGGGTTCAAAAAATAGCAGGCTAGAGGCGGTTTTTGAACCCTCCGCACCATCTAATTACCTCCGTCACGGCCAATAGCAGACCCGCTACAGGGGGTGTCCCCCTGGGGTCACCGGCAGCTACGGCGGGTGGCAAGACGGTCGGCACCATGCCGGCTGTTGCAGCTGCGGCACAGCACCGCCAGGGGCTGGCCGGGGTCGCCGCCGTCGGCGAGGGCATGCGCGTGCTGGGCGGTGAGATCCCGCGCCGGGTGCGGCGGTCGGCGATAGCCGGGGCACACGTCACCATGGGTGGCGCGCCAGGCAGCAACCACCCGGCGCCGAGCCTCCCGGCTACCTGGCTCGTTGCGTTTGGTGGCCACGGTAGCACGCTGGTGCCGCTCGTGCTCTTGGGCATGGCTGCGACACCTGCCCCGGTAGCTGGCGGACTTCGGGCACCCGGGTTCACAGCAAATGCTTCCTGCGCGCGGCATGGCCATCACCTCCTCTAATCCTCGGAGGGGTTTAAGTATATGTGTGTCGTATCCGCAGCAGCATGGGTTTAGTGTCGGGCAGTGAAGAAAAAGGAAAAGAAGCTCCCGACAGGTCGCGGAAAGCCAAACCCCGGCCCCAATATCAAAACGGGGCATCCCGCATGGTGGGAAGCTGCTGCGGATACGACGAAACCCCTTGAGCCTTGGACCCAGGGGTTACGAGCGTTAGCTTACACCATGGGGCGTAACACTGCAACACCAACACCAGGGGCAGCGTCGGCGCAGGCACGCTCGGCATCGGCATAGCAGACCAACAACACCCCATCATCACCGACCACTGTCCGCACCAGCCCAGCCTGCGACCATCGCCATATCCGCATATGGCTCACCTGATACCCACGACGGGCCAGCCACGAGGCAACCGCGCGGCACGGTGCCCACTCCGGCGGCACCTCCTCACCCTCATCAACGCTAGAGTCGGTCACCACCTCAGACACCAGGCGTGCCTGCGCCACAATCTCCTCCGCCGCCATAGCGCCCCACGGCGCCTCATCAAACACCCACAGGCGCTGCTGCAGCCACCCAGCCAACACAGGAACATCCCGCCCCTGAGGGGCGCCACACCCGGATGCCACAGCGATCTGCCCCGCCCAAAACGCCAGGAGATTTTCCGTACGCATCTTCAGGTCCAGCATGGAAAGATTCACCGGCGGCCTCGAAGTGCAAGCCGACCGACCGACTAGAGCATCACCACCACTACCCCTGTGGAAGGTAAGGAGATCAGACAGTGCTCCCCCCTCAGTCTCCAGCGCGTAAAGAGCTTTCCCTAACTCATGTAAAAGGTAATTGTCCACCAGGTTTCCCTTCTCTCTTAAAGAAGCATCTTACCTGGGCTGCCGCCTAACGGCGGCCTCCCCGACCCGACCCGACCCGACAAAACCAGAATCGCAACCCCGCCGTCCTGAACCCAATCTGGATTATATCTAGATATGCGCAAATCGTTATGAACATAGACAAAGAAAAACTCCCCAGGCGCCGTCTGGGGAGAGCAATAGCGAATCAGCGGGACTTGTGAGTGCGAAGGCGGCAAGCGATGGGCGCTATGACATTAAGCGCAACCATGCGCACGTGATGGCACCTAAGGCCCCATTTCCGCTGTTCATAACGGATTTTAGTGGTGCGGTAGGTGATTCAAGGGTAAAAGTTTTCAGGCATGGTTAATCGCCGCTACGGCAAGCCTGTAGCGGCTAGAGAGGTATAAGTTCGGGGATATTCGTGACTATTCCCGCTGCCGGCCTCCGCGGCGGCGGTTACGGCGACGGCGCCGATGCCTGCACCCATGTTCAAGACCGGCTGTGGTTCGTTGCGCGGTTATTGGTCGCGCCCCATGATGATCGTCCTGCACACCCCCCTGCGCGGCGTCTGGGTGTTGTGCGGGCTTTGTGCCATGTTCTGACCGCTGTGCGGGTTCTTGTTCTTGGTGTGGTGACGCATCTTCCGCCTGGGCAGCTGCCGAGTCGGCAGGCTTGGCAGGGGGCGTTTCTATGTGCCCGTCGAGTACCCAGTCTGGGGCGTCGTCGAGGGGGTCACTGAACCCATCAACACCGATTGGCGCCGACGAGGTTGGCGGCGGGGCGCTAACCACCGCTTTGGGCGCACTGCTCTTGCCCTTGTGCTTAGCAGGCGTCTGGCGCACAGGAGCGTGGCGTTCCTTCCGTGAAATCACGTGAATGCCGTTGTCCTGTGCGTATTGGCTGCTGTTGATAAACTCCAAGCTGGCGGCAGTGTAATAGACCTCGTCCGGCGTTGGCGGGTCTTGGAGATCTAAAACCACCCCTGCGCCACGCTTGCTGTTACAGCCGCGGCAGGCAACAACCAACGTCTCAGGGGTGGACTCCCTATGTCCATTAAGTGAATCGTAGGTGGCGCCCCTGGCGGAGCGGCGGTCCCGCCAATCTACAGTCTTCTTGCACCACCTGCACTGGTCACCATCCCGGACGCGAACCGTAATAAGTAGTTCGGGATTCTGTTTGTCTTTCGCCCTGCGTCGGTCGATCTCCATCTCTTCTTTCAGCCGGATATGGAAAAGCGTGGGATCGTCGACGATGCGCAGCATTGGTCGGCCATCGGGGCCTTCTTCCCGGAAAAGCAAGCCTGCGCCACAAAGATTCTCAATGACAATCTTTTCCCGCCCCGGTGCTACTTGCGCCACGGCACCATACCCCACCAGGTAATCGGTAGCGTGAGCTGCCGAGATGCTCACTAGATCGACAAGAACACCCTTTGCCTCGTTCTTCAGTAGATGGTCCCCGTCGCATACCTCTAGCAACCGAATCATCAACGGGTGAGTGGTAAGCGTGTCGCCTCCCCTAAACCACATACGCCTCTCCCCTCTCTAACAAATAAACGTGCACAATGCAAATGAAAATATGGTTTGTCATGCCGCCCCACCCCGCGCATGAACTAGCCGAGAGCACGTGGGGTAGCACTTGTTGCATAATCCTTCCCCCACGTGCCGGAGCGGATGTTTTTTCCTCCTGCGCCCCCTGGCCTGGATCGGCGGCTCCGCCTGCGGCAGCATCTGCCGCCCACAAGCGCGGCACCGCTCCTGATGCAGATCCCCCTCTTTCCCGTGCTGCTGAGGAATGTCCGAGTACCTGCCAGCAACCACCCCGCCCACGAGGACACCGCGGCGCTCCGTGTCGGAGAGCATGCGTTCGCACGCACCCAGCAGCGGACAGGTAGCACACAATAACCTAGCCTGTTGTTGCCTGGCCAGCGCGTTTTTGACCGGTTCCCCGGGGAAAGTAGGATCCCACAGGCTGGGCCGTGTAGCTGTCGCCTGGTGCCGGGGCTGCTGGCAGATACCGAGAATCATTAGCTAGACCGCCCCACCACTCAGGTTCGGCCGGGCAGTAATCTGCCGCGGCGCCACCGGCAACGTGGCCACGTACTCGAACCCGTCAGCATCCCGCGCCGGGCCGCCGTCGGCGGCATAGGGCCTGCGGATGTCCGTTACCGTCGAATAGGATTCCACCATACCGCCCAACGGCACGTAGCAACGCGCTAAGTAGTCGTCGCCTGGGGGCAGGCCAATGGGTGCGCAGAATGGCACCTGGGCGTACTGGATAGCGGCGCTGATGGCGTCCATCTGGGCGGCGGTAAGAACCACTGGCGAGGCAGCGTCAACACCTTGCCTGACCTCATCGCGCACCCGGTCCATGACAGCAACAACATCAGTGGGCAACGTTGGGGCCAGCCGTGCCGCAGTGACGTCGGTGAGATCGCCACAAGTGCCGGATAAGTCTTGGAGGGTGAGCTCATTCTCCGAGACAAACAGAGCACACCTCGACTCAGGGGCTTTCTTGAAATCCGGCCGAAGCTTCAATAATAAGCGCGCCGACGCTGCGGTAATCTCCACCTCGGCATGTTCGGCAGCAACGATAGCGAAATAAGTGGGCACCACTGCCTGAACCATATGCCGCGGGTTAGCGGCGCACACAAGCAGCCGCTCACCCCGGAACACCAGCTTGACAACATCGAAGGCCTCAAACTTCCGACTGGCCACTTTAATCACAGCGCGGATCGCGTTATGTAGCTCCCGGGTGAACAAGACTGCTTTTGACTTGACCGGCAGCTGGGAATAGTCAGGCACGGGTCTCGGCCTCCCGGATCCTGGCGGCGGCATGGATAGCATCCAGGTATGGCTGGTCCAGCGCCTGGGTGGCGGCATCCAGCTCATCGAACGGCACCAGGCTCTTGTGCAGGGGCGCGCTGTCGGTGCGCCAAGCAGCCCAGGCGTCATGAACGTCTGATAGCGTGGCAGCAGTGCCCTTAGCGCGCATAAGCACCGCATAAATAAGGAATAGGGGAAACTGCTCGTCGTCCGGCCTGGCAATGTTTTTCGGCAGGCACCGGCAGATGAGCACAGCGTCTTCTTCGAGGTAGGTCAGCATTTTAGGACTCCTGGAGAGTGCGGAGGGTATCAATAAGATGGGGATTGTCTTCCAAAACACCGTAGGCGGCGGCGAGCACTTGCCCCGGCGCGGCGTGGGCGATGCTGTATGCGGCGGCGGGGATGGGCACTTCGGTAACTCGCCGGCCGTCGGCGGAGTAGACGACCGCATAGGGTTCACGTTCCCCGGTAACGGGATTGCGGGGCCAGTCAACGATCGCCCACGTTTCGCGGATGTGTAGGGCACCGATAGTGTCGTCGGACGCGGCAAGCGACGTTCGCCGAATGTCAGTGGTGTTCATCAAGCACTCCTTCTTAGGTTGGGTTGGTGGGTTTTACGTGTGCAGGTTTCCATGTGTGCCACGTACAGTCGTTCTCCCGCGATCCGGGCTTGTTCCCTGGCGACGCCGTGCACGTAGTGGGCGAGGCCAAGGCTGATGCGCCAGCGACCGTCTAGGGTCGGACAGGGGTCAAGTGGGATGTTTTTGTCGTTGGTGGTTTTTGCCCAGCGGATTTCTGCGCCGCACCAGCGACACCATGCGCGGCTCATGCTGGCGCCTCCTGCTGCTCTGCCCACTGGAGCAGGCCAGACAGCGCACGGTACTGATTATTCTGGCCACGGCGTTGGAACGCAGCAGCCCACTGCCACGCGGTAGGTACCTGGAGGAAACAACTTCCGTGCACTGTAGGGAGGCCAGCTAGCGTCATCTCGGGGAGCAGCTCGAACCCGGGGATGCATGCGACCAAGTCGCCCAGGCCGATGGCATCCGCATGCCCCTGGGAGAACCGGAGAGATACCAACCGGTTTGAATACATGCGGCGGATAACTATAGGAGAACGAACGACGGGCGCAGTCATGATTGGGACTCGCCGGTCGCTATTGAGGTTATGGTCTTCAAGCCAGCGATGACGTTTTCCATGTGGGTCGTTGCGTGCCGCATGCAGGTGAATGCTTTTTCATCGTTGCCGTTCTCGAATGATTCCCGGCACATACCGATAGCGGTGAGCGCAGCGTTGGCCGCATACCGGGTATCTTTTAGTAGTTTATTGGGCAGTAACTGGACTATGGCCTCAATATCTGCCATGGCCGACCCGGCATCAGTGCTGCTGCGATCGGAGCCAGCGGCAGAGCCGGAGTCGGCAACAGCATTAATGCTGTCCGCCGTTGGGGCAGATGCGTCTACAGTGACTAACCAAGGGCTTTCGTGGGGGCACTGATGGGTTTTATAGGCGTCCCGTTGCTCACATGCATCATGCAGTGCCGCATGTAAATCGGCAGCACGCTGCTCGGCAACCACTTTCGCCGCAGTCAACGTCTCAACCTGGGCGTGCAAATCATGAATAATCAAAGCGATGTCGAGGCCGCTTTCCGCTTCGGCGTTCCCCCGCTCAAGCAGCTTAGCGATCAGCTCCTGCTGCCACACCGTGGTGGCAGTCAAGCTGTCTGCAAGGCGAGATGGTAGGTCAGCGGTGGAATCCGGCATGGCGGTATCCTTCCTGGTCGGCCACCGGATGGGCATCCATGAATGCCGTCAAGTCGGCTAGGGCGATCCGGTAGGGGGCGTTGCGTCCCACAGTGGTAGTCATCGACGGCTGGGTAGCGCGCAGCACGCCCTGGCGGCAGAATTTCCTGATCTGCCATTGGGAAAAGCCGGAAAGCGTGGCGGCTTGGGCGGTGGTCAACCATTGCGGTAATTGAGGGGTAGTGATATGATTCATGTGCCTTTCCTTTCAAAGGCTTTGCGACGGGGGCTAGCACAAATTCCCAAAACTAGCCCCCGGTTTTTCTGGTTTATAGGGGGTTGTTGCCGCCGCTATCAGCGACAAGAAGCGCACGTCATAAACGGGCGGCCCTCTCCCTTCCACCTGGCAAGGCATCAAACACTGACCCGACCGCACAACAACCAGCGGCCATAGCCGCACCAATCGAGACATCACGAGCAGCGAACCCTGGCACCACCGGGGCCGACAACCGACAGGCACCCGGCTTGATAGCAGCCGCTCCTCCACAGCGCGCAAACAGGACACCACCAGTCGGGCAGACCAAACGTCAAGAGGAGCCACGAGGCGACTAAACCAACATGAGGTGATGAGCAGCCGCCCAGGCGCGCCGTCTACAGCACCACCTCCGGCAGCAACAGCAGCAGCCGGCGTACCAGCAGCAGGTGCCGTCTGCGCCGTTTCTTGGCGTTCTTGCCGACTGGCGCTACTCACCCGAATACGCCGATAGACGACAACAGCTAACGCCAGCGAGCACGTAGCCAACGCCATGGACACCATCGCTGCCAGCACTCCAATAAACGAGATCATTACTAAAATTCCTTTTTCTTCTGCGTGTAGGTGCTAAGTGGCCCCCTCCCCAGCCCTTCCCCAAGCGAGGAAGAGGCCACAAGCAATAAGGGTTATTAGGCGCCTAGGCCGGCATTGGCCTGGTAGGTGAGCTGGAGCATCGAGCACAGCCGGGGGAACAATTCAAGATCAATATGAATCTGAACCCCAGCGCCATCCTGAAGATCCGCGCCGGTAGGCCCCAGCTCGATGAACAAACCATCCAACTCACCCGAGAAAACAAACGCGCTAGGCACGGGGCTCCACCTCCTGCCGCAGCGCACGCTGCAACACCGTGATATTCCCATGCACGACCTCGGGCTGGGCGCTATCGGCAGTGCACAACCCCAGCAGCATGAACTCCGACACATGAGGAACCCTGGTGTCCCCCGCACCGCCACCTACGATCAAAACATCAACCAGACCCTCATCAATCAGCGCTGTGAGGGCTTCCGCTACCTGCCGCAGCTCGACCAACATCGGCTCGCGCTTCACACGAACCACAACATCCAAATTCTTCATTGTTTTCCTTTTTCTTCCTTGTCTCACGACGGTTAAACAACGGCATCCAACAGCCTGGCTGCTTGCAAATGTGCTTCACGGCGCCGAAGAATATCGGCTGCCTGAACCACGTTGATTCCGCGATAACGAATACTCTCTAGATCCTTGGTTGTAATGCCTAAAAATTCAGCCAATTCCTGATCGCTAGTAGCCCCAATACCTTGTGCAATCTCCTCCAATGCCCCCGGACGGATCTTCTTTTTTGTCATAATCACCCTTGATTCATTTCAAACTTTTTAATCTATTATGAATCTATGGATTCATTTTGTCAAGGTTTAATACAAAATGAACTTGACCCTTTGTTGTTAATGATTCATAATGAATCTATGGCCTTTAGTGACTGGTTAAGATCATTGCCCGGCGCACCAACGCCAACTATTGCAGCTAAACGCTCTAATCTCTCAGGCCCAACTCTCCTGCGACACTCGGAACGTGGATATTCGACTGCGGATAACGTCATCACAATCGCCCGCGCCTATGGAGTGAACCCAGTCGACGCCCTCGTGGATAACGGCATTCTTCAACCAGAAGAATTTGACGATGAACGGTCTACAGTCAAAAACGTGCTCAAGGAAGCAACCGTTGCGGAATTGCTTGAGGCGCTCGTTGAATATGTGAACAATTCGGGCCTGGTCGAAGGCCGCTTTGAAATGAATTCACTTACAAATCACCGAGAAACCACGCAGGATCACATCCCGTCTCCTGCTGATGGTTGGCAATATGAAGAGATGGCGGCGGCGGATGATTCGCCGGATGAGCCGATGCCGGGTGATGATGATTATCATGATGGCCCGTAAGCTAATTTGATATTTTTGTTTCATTCTCCTTATGATTATCCTTAATTTTTTCATATCTCTAGGAGAATGAAATGTTAACGATCGACAACCTTGAAGATTTAGCGTTATCCCTAGGAGTCACGCTATGTACGCATGTTGGTGGCAAGAAGGGGCTCTGGAATGCGCCCCGGCGCGCGATCAGTATTCGGAGGGGGCTGCATCCGGTGGCGCATCTTTGCACTTTGGCGCATGAGGTGGGGCACGCGGCGCTGGGGCATGATTCGGCCGCTGTAGGGTGGTGGCGGGCGAAGCAAGAGTTAGCAGCTAATCGGTGGGCAGCAAGACAGCTAATCACAGTTGAGGAGTATGCGGCGGCCGAGTGCGTCCACCCGTCACTGAGCGGGGTCGCTCATGAGCTGGGGGTGACGATTTTTATGGTTGAGGCGTGGCAGGAAATGTACCGGTCAGGTACATATGCGAGATTCCTTATGGATGCCTGATAAACCCAAAAGAGGGTATTGCAAACATCATTCCATCAAAACTATATACAAGCACCTAGATGAATCATAAGATAAATCTTAACTGCGGTTTACATAAGATGAAGAAAAAGGAATGGAGCCATGGTTGGTATCTATGATGCGAAGCCTGCAGAAACCTGGTGCGGCCAAAATGTGGTGGGGATGCGGTACCATGCGGCGGAAGTTAATACGGTTATCAGGCAGGTGCGAGCTGATGCCGAGGGTGCCCGATATTTCGATGCGACGCTAGTGTTGGAGCCGGATAATCCGTATTCCAATAGTGGGCATGCGATCTCCGTGCGATACAACGATCAGGTGCTGGGGTATCTGCCGGATGAAGACACTGCGAAGTATTTTCCCGAGGTAGCGCGGTTGGCTGCGAGCGGGTTCGATGTTGGGGTTCGGGCACGACTGTGGTCGAATACGGATAGGCCTGATTTCAGGCCAGGCGACGCCCCATATTACAAACTAAAAGTGGGGGTACTGCCACCTGGGACTATCGCCCCGTTTAATAATCCCCCAACCTTGGATTGGGCGCTCATCCCTCGGGGCAAGAGCATCAAGGTCACGAAGACCCAGGAGTATTTCGAGGCGAACAAGAATGTTCTATCAGCTGGAGACACGTGCTTTCTCGCCACGCTTCATAAAGTTATGCGGGGGACGAAAGCCCCGGTGATCGAAGTATGCCTCAACGGTCATCATCTTGGTGAGCTCACTGAGGTTTCCAGCAACAAGCTTATGCCTTTTGTTGACCATTTCAACGATAAAAGTCTTGTGGCTGTGTGCTATGCGCTGATATGGATTCGAGCTAACGGTATACAGGTCACCTTAGATGTCACCCCTGCCGCGAGCGCAAGCTACTCCCAGATACACGATCCAGTAGTCAACCCGTTGCCTGAGCTGGTGAGGAAAGAACGGGACCCATGGTCGTACCAGCTACCGGGGCGGTTTAAGGGGTCGGGAAGCTCGTCTGGTATCGCCCAAGCGCAGAGCGCCGCTGCCCAGGGGTATGTTAATCAGCGATCCCCAAAGTTCGCACATGTTCAATCAGCAGCATTCACCGAAGCGGAACGGCGCAAAGAAGCAGCCAGGCGTGCTAAAGCAAACGAGCGGGAAATCATGGCAAGCCGCGCCACGCCAATGCCTTCCAATCCACCTACGGCGAGAGCGTCGGCAACATCGGACAAGGAAACAGGTTGCGCTCTTATTGGGCTCTGCATAGGCTTCTTTCTCATTTTGTGGTGGGTGTCATCATGCTTTGGTGATACCTCTTCAGGCAGTTCAACGCCTGCGACTACTTCTTCCACTAGTGATTATTCGTCATATGGCGACTCTGGCAGTAGTTCGTCTAGTTATGATGCCGATCAGATCAATGGGTGGACCAAAGCCGCCGCACGGAACGCTTGCCATAAACAGGTTGAAGCGCAGCTCAAGTCGCCGTCTACTGCGAAGTTTGAAAGCCTTTTTGATTTTACTGCTTTGCAAAACGACGCCCACACTAAATGGACGCTGCGGGGGCACGTTGATTCTCAAAACGGTTACGGGGCGACAGTCCGCGCGGAATGGGTGTGCACGGTTGTCCCAACGAGTTCTGATAATGCCAGGGTGGAAGCCCTGCTAGTCCAGTAAAACAGAAGAAAGGAAAACACAATGACGCATCAGGCACCAGCACCACAAGCCCCGCAGGAGCCACAGCAACCGCAGCAGGGGGAACAGCTACCGCAACAACCCCCTTCCCCTCCACAACAGCAGGTGTTTCCGCAGTATCAACCACAGTCTCAGGGGCATGTTCCGCAGCCGATGCCGGTTGCTGAGGCGGGGCCCACCGCAACAAAGCCGTTTGAGCGGCACCAGACCATCGCTATTCTAATCGCCAACCTTGGGCTTGTAGTGTTCATCCTTGGGCTTCTAGCGATCTTCACCGGCAACAGGGTAGATGACCTTGCTACCGGCCTGACAATGACGGGCGGGTCACTTGCGGTCATGCTTCTGGCCGGCATTTGGAACACCCTAGCGACTATCGGCTATAACCTTGCCGTCAGCCAGCAACTGCGGCAACGGTAAGCGCATTGGAAATATTTTTGACCCCCGCTCATGTCTGCCAAGAACTGGAGCGGGGGTTTGAGGAAACAAAAACAGATACCCATGTAGATGGGTTCTTTAAGGAGTATATCATGGCACATGTCAAGGATTTATGGACCAAGCCAAACCCGCAAGGGGGTCGGCGAATCCGTACTAGCCGTTGGGGGGCGGGGAAGCGGTGGCAAGCACGCTGGACGGAGAATGGTAAACGGGTGACCAAGTCGTTTGCTAGTCGTGATGCAGCGGAGCTTTATATCGCACGGGTAGAGACTGGCCAGGCGGAAGGCAACTGGATCACTAAAGATAAAGCGTCTATTACGCTGCGGGATTTGTGGGAGCCTTGGATCGCTAGCAAGGCAACGGTTAGTGAGAAAACCCGGCGCGACTATGTCAGTACATGGCGGGCACGGGTGGCGCCTCAGTGGGGGAGGCGGTTGGTTCGGCAGATTACGCGGGCGGAGGTGGTGTCGTGGTTGCCGACGATGACGACGATGAAGGGGGTGCCTGATGGTGGGGTGCCGCGGCCGGTGAGCGCGTCTGCGCAGCGGAAGGCTGGATTGTTAATTCATTCGATGTTGGATTTGGCTGTGGAGTTGAAGATTGTGCATGCTAATCCCATGCGGGCGGGTGATTTGCCGCCGCAGGGGAAGAGCGAGCGCCGGTATTTACGAGTTGATGAGGTAGATGCGTTGTTGGGGGCTGCGCCGACAGTGGAGTCACGGTTGTTGTTGCGGGTGCTACTGATGACGGGGTTACGGCCAGGGGAGGCGAAGGCGTTAAAGGTGAAAGATTTGGATTCAGTGCGGGGCCGACTTATGGTTCGACGGGCGGTGGATGATCTCGGCAGGGTGGGGCCTACGAAAACGGGTCGGCATCGGGAGGTGCCCATTGGTGGGGAGTTGCTGGCAGATTTGATGGCTGCTGGGGAGGGGCGGCCAGATGATGCTTGGTTGGTGCCGGATGAGCGGGGGATGGTGTGGACGACTGCCAGGTGGCGGGTGGTTTGGAAGAATTTGCAGATTTGGACAGGCATTGATGGTATCGACACGTATGAGCTGCGGCATACTGCGGCATCATTGGCGATTGCTGCAGGGGCGGATGTAAAGACAGTGCAGCGGATGTTAGGGCATGCGTCAGCAGCGATGACGCTTGATATTTATGGGCACCTGTGGGAAGAGGGTTTGGATGCTATTCCTGGCGCCATGGAAGCTCACTTAGCAAGGGAGCGACAGCGGATTGCCACGGTGAACGAGGAGAAGGCCCAGCAAGATGCTAAGCAGCGGCGGGCGCGGTTCCGGGTGTTGTAGGGGAGATAGTTTGTTACCTCTTTGGTGCTTCGTTGTTACCTCTATGTTGCCCACGAGGTTCAATGACCTGCAACGATCTGCAACGGTAGAGGATGTGATATAAGGTTATGGAAATACGGTAAAACCCCAGTCGACACGCGCTGCTTACTGGGGTTTTCCTTTGTGCGCCCGGAGGGATTCGAACCCCCAACCTTCTGATCCGTAGTCAGATGCTAAAAGCCGTTCAACAGCGACTATCTATGACAGATATCCTCCCTGTTACCCGCCCGCATCACCCGTGAACGCCCCCACCCTTACCTACCCCCATCTTGATTATACACGGCTAGCCGTGTATAATGGTTCTTGTGAGCGGGAAACGCTCACGTTGAAAATTCAATAGTGGAAGGGAGGTGAGGCCCATGGAATGGCACACCGTTCTCGGTCTGGCACTGGGGTTTCTCGGGGCATACAGCATGCTAGAGCGCATCGCTCAATGGCTCGTGAGAAAGTCTAAGCCCTGGCGCTACCGAGGCCGTCATCGCAAGTGACCCTCTCGGTTCAGGAAGCTCGAACCATCCTGAACCGGGGGCACCCCCACCACCCTACCGCACGGATCAGAAGAAAGGAGACCATCATGTCGAAGCGTCATGTAGTGTTTTGCTACATCGTGCTGCCCATCGCAGCAGTACTGCTCCCCCTCGTAGGGGGTCGGCTCTGGGTGAGCATCATGCTGCTTGCAGTGGTAGCACTCAATGTTATTGTCGACACGCTGTTAAAGGAGAAATGATGCGGCTAAAACTCGTTGACGAGGACGGCGCCGAGTACTGGACTGCTGGGGAGTGCGCTACCTATCTAGGTATCGCGCCTGACACCTGGACGGCATACGTTAGTCGGGGCCAAGCGCCGGCGGCGGCTACTCGGTGGCATAATCTCCGGGTGTGGAGCGCCCGTGAAGTACGGCAGTGGCATGAGCAGCGCCCACGCCAGGCGCCGCGCTCAACCTCCCGGTAACGCGAAAAATTCCCCCTACCTGACGTTAGGCATCAGGTAGGGGGAATTTTATGTTTGTTCGGGTGATGGGGCTGGTGCCGGCTGGGCGCGCTGTGGTGGCCACCCGATGACGGAGGCGACAGTGGCGGGGATCGGCGGCGCACCCGGAGGATCTGGATAGTCGGCCATGACGTCGAAAAAGGTCGAGGCAACACGCGCGTGCAGCTCGCGTTCTCGTTGCATCTCTTCCACTTTCGCTTCGAGGATGGCTACGCGGGTGGTCAGCCATTCCCTGAGGTCCTGCGCGGCTTTGTCTACCGCTGCCGCCTTGCGCTCCAAGGCAGCAGCTTTATCGGCTTCGCGCTCAGCGCGCCGGTCAGCCCTAATTTTGTAGGCGCCGCCGATGGCTGTCACAAGCGCAAGCATGATGGCCTCTGAGGCGCTGATACGCTCCCAGATATTGCCCCATGCAGCGCTGTGGGCGGGTGGGGCATCCAGCACCAGCATCACCGCCGGCGCCATGCCCATCATTCGGCGTGCTCACCACCCGGCGCAGTGTCGCGGGCGTCTAGCTCGGCACGGACGGCGTCGCGCACTGCGGCGGTGACGTCTACGGGGGCGGTTTGGGCGGCAACCACAGCGGTGATGGTCTCACCTGTGGAGGGGGTGACTCCGTTTTTTGTGAGGCGGGCGGCGATGCCTGCGGCGATAACGGCTGCCGCACCGACGAGGACGGCGGTGGAGTCGGCGCGGCCGGTAGCGGTGTAAGCGGCGGCCAGGGTTGCTAGGGCGCCTGCTACGCCGCCGAGGCTAGCGTTAACGGTGTTGGCGAATCGCCGATACCAGGGCTGGGCCTCGATGGCGGTTGCGATGGCGGCTTGGACGGCATCGAGGGTGGGGTTGATAGTGGTCATTACTTTTCTCCTTCTAGGTCTAGGATTTCAACAAACGATTGGCCGCTGGCCAGGCGCTTGTGGACGTCACCGGGGGTGAGGCCGGTGGCCTGGGCGGTTTCCAGCACCGCCTGCTCATGCAGGCGAGCGTCGGCGTTGAGTACGAACCCGGTTAGGGTGTCGATGGGTTCGTCGGTGGTGCGGTAGCCGCTGCGGCTGGGCAGGCGGCGAGTAAGGATGGTGTGGATGTCATCGATCTTGCGCGCCAGATCCTCTTGGCGGTCTTGGGGGAGTCCCATAAAAATTCCTTCCTGTTGTGGGGCGGCAGTTGAGTAGGCGTACCCCTTGGGCGGGATGAGCGTTGCTAGCTGTTCGAGGCCAAGCCAGTAGCCGTATGGCCAGAAGCCGCTATCGGCAACCCACACGCAGGGGTCGCCGTTCTCGTCTTCCCCGGTGCCCATGATGGCGATGTAGTGGAATACGGTGCCGCCGGAGTATGCGGGGGAGATCGACCCGTTCACTCCTCGCGGGTAGTTTTCTGGCGGCGCAACAATATTGGCGACGACGCCGTGTCCTGCGTCAATGCTGGCTGTGATGTCGTCCCATAGCAGTTCGGTCTGGGTTGGGGTTGGCGGGTCGTTCGGCATCACCCGATACTCGTACAGGGCACCGGGGATGTGCCGGTTGAGCACCGAGGGCATGCGGTCGATACTGCTGGTGCCTTCGGTGGTCGTTCCCAGCTCAGCAGCGAGCACGGATTCGTCGATGAGTGTGCCGGTTGCCGCCCGGATCACGGTTTGACACGATGCCGGCCCACAGAAATATCCGGTGTCTTGGGTCACCTGGTCGCGTGAATACGGCAGTATTTTCTCTGCCATAGAGGTCTCCTTCCTGAGGATGCGTAAGGCTAGCCGGTAGCGGCGCTCACGGTCGTCAAGCCCGTTGGTGCCGCCGTTGATGCGGCGAGTCACGCCAACAATGTCGCCGGCGTCGGCTAGTTGGTTGATGTCAGGGCGGGCGACTGTCCAGTAGTAGGATGCGGACAGCCACCCCCAGCGGGGCGTGGCCACCAGCTCCGGCTGGCGCACAAACACCTCCGGGTCATCCACCAGCCCCTGGGCGTGACACCAGGCACCGAACGCCCGAAAATTGTTTTTGCCTGTCAGCTGGATAGGGCCCGCGCCACGCCACTGCTCCCCCTCCCCCGGCCCATGCCCCAAATCAGAACGACCCCGCAAATAATAACCCGGGTCTATTTCCCGGAAATAGCGTAGGCCTGCGGATTCGTGACCTATCTGCGCCAGGAACATCGCCTGACGCGCCACAGTTGTACACTGAGCACGCCGCATAGCCTCATTCGCTGCCGCCACATGTTGGCTGTAGTCGATATCACCGCCCATAATCGCGGCAAGCTGGGAGGTAGTGACCATAGTTTCCTCCTTCCATGAAGAAACCCGGCGCGGTAGATGACCGGACCGGGGAGTTATAGGGGTTTAGTTGGATGCTAGGTATGCGACTGTGCCTTGGAACACATCGCCTGTTGCACCGTTATACGTGCTCAGGCTAGCGTCCCCTTGTTTGCTGATAAAGAACCTACCCAGCGTCTGGACCGAACTTGATGCCGCAGGAATAAGGAAGAGTACAGCGTCTTCTGGCCAGAAAGCCCAGGGGAGTTTCCCTATGGTGCCAGGGCGGATGGCGGTATTGAGAATGACAATTTTCCCGATTTTTCGGGCGGAGATTTTCCCGTCGAACAGTTCCTGTTTGTACAGCGTGCGGCTGAGTTGGGTTTCGAACATGGCTCGGTAGGTCTCCATGTTCACAGCGTCCTCATCACTATAGGGGCTGCCGGTCTTCACCCTACCGCTGTAGTCTCGCACTACTAGGGTATTGTTAGCCACCTCTACCGAGGTTGCCGGTAGATCAGTGATATCGGCCTTTGTGTGCGTGTGGCTGGTTGCTGCTTTGCCGGCTAGTGCTGCATCCAAACCTTTGATCTGGTCAGTAGTGTGGCTGTGCCTGTCGATTCGCGCATCTACATACCCCTTGTGTACTGCATCGGCGTAGTTGCGGATGGTGTCGTCCTCAATTGTCAGCGCGCCGTTCCGTTGGGTGTGTACAAACCCTGCGTGGCCGGCGACTACGCTGTATTTGTCAGTGCTAGCAGTAATAATGCGTGGGCTATCGGCGGTACCGGTGAGGTCGCCTGCCAGTTGGATTTTTCCTTGCACTGTGGCGGTAGCGGGGGGCACGCCACTGGCAGCGTGGGATGCGGATTCTTTAGCTGCCGCGGCTGCCTGCGCTGCTTGGGTGGCTGATTGCTCGGCTTTCGCTACGGCGGCTTTCGCGGCGTCCCCGGCGGCAATCATCTTCTGGTACAGCTCGACAACCCGGTCGCGCTCGTCTGGGGTGAGGTCACGACCGTTGTCCAGCGCCTCGGCAAATGTCGCGGTACCAAGACGGATAGCGATGTGAATGGGCTCGCCCAAAGTGCCGCTGTAATCAGGGATACACACGGCAGCGCCAAGCCCGATATCGGCGGTGAACTTACCGCCGGTGACGGGAACGATAGCGGGAGCAGGGAGAATAACCGTACCGACGCTGGTGCGGGCTTCGGGGGCATGGATTTGTAAAGCTGTGACAGCGGCTGGCTGGTTAGTTATTAGCCGCAGGTCACCGGTGATGGTGGGCATGGTGGGGCCTCCTGAGGGCAGTGGCGGTGGTTAGGTGCTGGGCAGGATGATAACCGTCGCGGACTTATAGGTTTGGAAGATTCCGCCAGTGGCGGACTCGTGGTAGCGGTTACCAGCAGTGATATCGGCGCAGGAGACATCTGTGGCGCCCTGAGTAGCAACAGCAATCATGAGAATAGAACCGGTCCAGTCGCCTTTGGCCTCGAATCTGGCACCAGATCGAGCTTGCAGCCCGGCGCTGAACCATTTGAGAGTACCCCATGCTTCGCCGTTGTTGATCCTGCCGGATGAGCCGGTGAAGATGTTGGCGCCGCCAGTGTCAATGTGCAGGATGCGGGGCATACCCTGCACCGTGGTTTGCAAAGCTTCGATCGCTTTCCTATCGGCAGCGCGGGCGGCTTGATCTGCTTCTTTGGCTTTTTGGTCAGCGATGCGTGCGGCAGCATCGGCTTCCTTCGCTTTCTTGTCTGCGTCGTCAGCGGCGGCAGCTGCTGAGGCAGCTTTGGTGTTTGCCGTGGCAGCTGCTGAGGTAGCGCTGTTAGCAGTGGTTGCCGCGGTTTCAGCGGTTTTGGTTGTGGCTAGTCGGCGGCGGCGTTCCTGTTCTATTTGGCCGAGGATGGCGTCGTTGTGGGATCGGAGGCTATCAGCATCAGCGATCATTTGGCCACCAACGTGCGCCCGCCAGCCCACCGCGGCAGCGTCGCCGCTTGTCATGTCTATAGCGGTTACCGGCAGGGCGAGGGTTTTGCCCCAGATCAGCACGTCGACGAGGCTGGCGGTGGTGAAGTCGACGCCTGGACGGAACTTGCCCAGACCACGCCCCGTGATGTCACGCTCAAAGAAAACGGCGCCTTCGACCCGGTTTTGGGCGGCGTCGACAATGGACTCAAGATTGGATTGCTGGGCGTTCAAGTCGATGCGGGCGTCGGCGCGGACGAATCCGATATCGAACCGCCCCGTGGGGCGTTGATCTGGGCGGTAAATGTAGCCTTCTTGCAGCCGATCGTCTTGTTGGGCTTGTTCTCTGCCCTCGGGGATGTCCACTTGGAAAACCCCGTACACGTAGGTGGAAGTACGGCGGCCGACGGTCATCTCGCCACCGTCGGCAATGAGCGTGGGCCTCATTATGGTGCCTCCTTTGCCTGCTCAACTGCCACGACGACCGTAGGCAAAGACAACACCAGCCCGGTGACCGGCGGATCACCTGGCCACCACATTCGGGCGGTGATGATAACGCCCGCAGCGGCAGCCGGTTGGGCGATCTCTTCTAGCAGCGGCCCATCCGTGGGTCGCAGCAGGATACGCGGGGAGGGGCGTCCCGTCGGGGTGGTCGCCACTTGGATAGGTAGATCCTTGGTGATCCCAGCAACCCGGAACGCTGCCGCCAGCGACTCGGCAATCAGCCGTCGGATGGTGGCCTCGGCGGGGCCATCGAGGGTGGCGCCGTCAGCAACAGTCACCATTTTCATCCCCGCTAGCTCCCGGGGCCGCGAGAATGCGACCTTGGTGTTTTCCGGTCCCACCCAGTCGCGTTCAAACCTCCTAAACGATGTCTGCCACGTGGTCGGGGCAGACATCGCGGGAAACCTCGACAACAGCTTCGTTAGCCCCACACCGTGGATTGTGAGGGTGGCAGGGGTGTCGGCGTCACCTCTTGCTACGGTGTGGGTCACCCAGTACACCCGGCGCGGCACCCCTGCGCGTTCTATGGCCACGAATCGGGTCTGGTCAGTGACGGGGACGAGCCGGCCTTCGGGGTTGAGCACGCCGAGCTGCTCGGCGACGAGCTCGGTGACGACAGGGTGGATGATACCGTGGGTGCTGCGGCACAACACCGTAAGTTCTAGGGAGCCTGGGTCGTTGCGTGCCTCCGGCGCCACCATGGATACCACAGGGGGTAGGTCCATGAGGGGGGTGCCGTCGGCGTCGAGCAGGCCTATCCACTGGCCGGCGTCGGCGATGGTCTGTTCGCGGTGTTTGCGGTGGGCTGTCCAGTCGATCATGTGTCACCTCCAGGGGTCGAGGGTGGAAACATGCCAGGTGGCGGTGGCGCCTGCGGGCAGTTGGTATGTGCGCTGCCCGCCTGCCGGCACCCCCTCAGGCAGGTAGGGAATTTGCCGCCATAGGGCGTGGTCAACGGCGCCTGCGGGGTCAATGATGGCGCAGGAGTCGGTGGGGTTGAGGAGCAGCCGGCGGCGTTCGGAGGTGGCGGGCAGGGTTAGGGTGGCGCCGGAGGGGAGGGTGATAGGGCCGCCGCTACCTTGCCAGGTGATTTCCAGGTAGGTGGTGGCGTCACCGAAGTTTGAAACGCGGGTCTTGTCGGTGCCTGTGTATGGGCCTACCTTCCAGACGCCTTCATCGGCAACGAGGGGGATTCGCAGCTCTAGGCCGCTGGAGCGGCTGTACACCTCGGCGGGGTCGGTGATGGTGCCGTCTAGCCGACAGCGGAGTCTGGCTACGCCGCGGGGTGTGGCGGCTGCGAGCTGGCCTGGCCGGTGGTGAGAGAATGCCCTGCGCAGCTCGAAGGCCAGTGCTTCCGCGGGCTTGGTGGGGGTGGAGACCAGCACCAGGGTGAGTGACCCGCGGATCGGCTCGATAACGTGGGATTCGAGTAGCTGCCCTGGCATGCCCACCGCAGTATATGCGCGCTCCTTAACACTGCCGGTTAGCTTGTCGACGCCGCCCTCGGCAACCTCGATCTGGCCACCGGTGAGGGCGAAAGACTTGCCGTCAGGCGACACGTAGGTCATCTCATACACGCTTGCCTCCTTCCCTTTCTAGATTCGGGCGTTCACATAGTCGGCGCCCGTGGCAGCCTTCACCGCCTCGGTTGTGATGCGTGCAACATCAGCGCGTGTGAAGGCAATGGCACCGTCGGGGACGCGAATATTAATGTCGATGGTTTTCACTCCGGCCTGGGTGGCGCCGGAGCGGGCGGCCTCCACCAGCGCGCGAGTGTGCGCCAGCTGGGATTCAGCAGCCTGGGCTTGGCGTGCCGCCAGTACTAGCATGGCGTCACGCTTGGTGGCTGCCACGCGGGCGGCCTCGGTGAGGGCGTCGATCTCCGCCTTGGTGGTGGCCTCAGCTAGCTGCTTTTGCAGGTTCGCGTAGTCCACCTGAGCTCTCAGCGCTTCGGCTTTCGCAGCACCCGCGAGCTCTAGCTGTTGCCGCCTGGTATCGAGAAGGAGTTTTTGGGCGTCGGTGGCGAGCCCTAGCCGGTCAGTGCGGTCTGTGGTTTGCCGCTGGATAGCGGCGATCTTCGATTCCACACCGTGGGCCATGCCGCCCAGGACAGCATCGGTCCATTGGTCGGCCAGCTTGGCACCACCGATGGCCGCCTCGGCCCCGTATTGGGGGGTGAGCGCGGCGCCGCCGATAGCGAGCGCCCCGCCGCCCAGGCCGCCCAAAACGACCCCGGCTTTCTGGGCTAGGCCCATGCCTTTCCAGGCTTCCTTCACGGAAGCTTTGTTGTTGAAGAGGTCGAAGCCGCCGCGCACCAGGTCGCCTAGGCCGCCGAGGGCGATGGTGGCACCGGGGATAGCACCCAGAGGGCCACCGGCTGCGAAGCCTGCGGCACCACCGGCAATGCCAGCAGCGAGCTTGCCTAGGCCGCCGAGGAGTTTCCCGATGCCGCTAAAGCCAGCGCTAGCGCCCTGGGCTGCGCTGGGTGTCAGCCCGTACAGCTGGGCGGTTTGCTGCGTGAGCGCCTCGGTTTTGATCCTCAGCATTTCCGCGGTGTTCGCCTGGGTCAGGGTGGCGTCAGCGACGTCCAGCTGGGCTAGGGCCTGTTTCTGGGTGGCGGCGTGCTGGTCGGCTGCTGCCTGGGCGCGGGCCTCGGCAACCGCCCACTCCGCGGCCTTCACCGCTGCGGTCTGGGCAACCACCGAGTCAGCAACCTGGCCGATCGAGAACACGCCCGTGGTACGGAAACGGTCGAGGGCGGCGCCCATGGCCTCAATGCCGGTCGCCCCCAGCAGCGCCTGCTGCTTACGGGTTTCAGCTAACTGTTTCTCCGCCTGGGCCACCGAGATAGCGCCCTGTGCGCGGGCAGTATGCACATCCCATTCCGCAGTTTGCAGGTCCAGCAGAGATTTTTGCAGCGCTAGGCTGTTGCGGATCTGCGATTGTTGCAGCTCCCCTATGGCCTTGCGCTCACTATCGGCGATCTCGGCGGCTTTGCCGAGGGTGTCGAAGAACTCACCGAAGTGCCCAGCAGCGGACGCTAGGTGCCCGCTCACGCCGTCGATAAGGTCAGCCAGGGCCTGGTAGTAGGCTGCGGTGACTGTGCGCTCGGCTGCCTCTAGTCGCTTCGCGGAGTCGGCGGCTTTCTTCCTGGCCTCGGCCAATTTCTCTTCCTGCTGGGCGATCTTCTCGGCAGCCTCTTGGGATTTCTCCGGGGCGTCTTCCCGTACTTTGGCGAGGTTGCGTTCGGCGTCGGCGATGTCTTCAGCGCTGGCCTTATCTTTGCTGCGGGCTTTCCGCAGCCGGTCCTGAGCGTCGATGAGCTTGTCGGCGTTGTCTCGCTCGGTTTTCGACAGGTCCTTCCTAGCTTTGGCCAGTTCCTTCTCGGCGTCGGCGATGTCTTTGGACTCATCGGCAATGGCCTTACGGGTATCCGCCAGGCCTTTTTCAGCGTCGATCACAACCTGGCTCTTACCAAGGAAACCGCCGCCCCAGGCGGCTAACTCTTTAGAGCCGGCGCGCACTGGTTTGTCCAGTTCCTTCGCAGCTTTGACGAACGCCGAGGTCGCCGTCACCAGTGCTGTGGTGAGCTTGTCGACGGCGCGGGCCAGCTCTGGGGACGCTGCCTGCAGCTGGCCACTACGGGCAGCCTGGCTCAGTGATGGTGGCAGCACCATCTCTGGGCGACCAGAAAGGTTAACCGCCACGCCACCGTGGGGCAGGATGCCACCCTGGTCATAGACCTTTGCGCCTAAGTATTTGATGGCCAGATCGTGGAGGGATTGGGCTTCGCCCCAGCTCACGCTGGTGCCGCCACCGGTGAGGCTGCTAAACGCCAGCTCTAGGGCTGGGAGGTTAAGGTCAGCAGCACTGCCGGAAAAATGCGCCCAGTTGGTGAACCCCCGCCCGTCGAGGGGGCCGGCTCCCCGCCCGATAGTGAGGCCACCACCGGTGTTACCGCCGGATTCAATATAAGTGCCATCAGGCAACCGGAGAGCGGTGTGTCCGTTGGCGCCGCCGCCGTTATCCCACCAGCCAATCTGGAAATCACCAGCGTTGCCGCGGCCAGGCAGGGCGCCATGGGCGGCAAGCCAAGGGCCTTCCGTGGCGGTGCTCATGCGGGACTGGAAGATCGGGGCGCCCTCCCAGGAGTTCACCGCGGCGCTCACAGCGCCGGAACAATCCACACCAGCCGGGGAAAAGCCACCCAGGATGTAAGGGGTGCCATCCAGCGGGGCCAAATCATTCTTAACCTTCTGCACCCGCCCACCCGTAGCGTGGCGGGGCAGCTCATTATAGAGGGCCGCCAGGGCACCTGGCCCATCACCCTGGTTCAGGTGGTGCAAGGTGCGGTTGTATTGGTCAGCCGAGCGTCGGTTGATAACCCACTCGCCAGCATCCACCCATGCCACCGGGGTACCTTGGGGGTTGACTGCAAGGATGCCGTCGGTGGTGTCGGCGCCAGGGCCGGTTGTTGGTAGGCGGCCGCCAGCTGCTTTTCCTGAGAGTCCAGTGGCTTTCGCCGCTATGCCCATAACGTTTACCGGCCCCATAGCCGTCAGTGAAACTAGCGCGTTCCAGAGATCACGAATCTTGTTGTGCGCAGGCGCGGTGTTCGCGTCAACGGTCGGCATCGCCGTGGTGCGGGTGAGCGAGTCCAACTGTTCCTTGGTGGTGTTAAACCCAGCGTCGAACAGGTCTTTGTTCAGTTCAGCCTGGGGGCGGGCCGATAGGCCGGTCAGGTAGTACAGGTCACCTTTGGCAATCTCCCCAGTCTTGAGGAAATCATCAATGATGAGCTGCGCTTGGGGAGAGGGCTTCTGGATGGCTAAGTCATCAACCAGGTTTTTAGCAGCTGTCACGTTGGTCGTGAACCGCGTGTCGTCCAGCAGCAGTTTCACGTCGACCGGCTTGTCACCGATAGCGTCGGCCTTTGCGGCTACTTCTCCGAGTTTGGCCACGGCGTCGGCGTCGGTGGCGGTCAGCTTCATGTTGATGCCATCAGGCAGCTTTTCTGCCTTGACGCCCAGGTCTTTGAGCACACCCATGGCCTGGTCCCCCACAGCCTTGACCTCAATACTAGTGCCGGCCTTCAACGGGTAGAGCTGGGACCACACCGTGGCCAACTCCTTCTTAGCGCCTTCGCTATTGACACCAACCAGGGTGGTGATCTCTTTGGGCAGCACACCATAGGCATCAGCCAGGTGCTGGACTTGCTCTGTAGTCAGGCCGAACTCCTGGCCGAGAGTGGTAAACGTTCCTTGGAATTGTTTATAAGCTTCGTTAACTGGGCCGCCAGCAGTGGCTACTTTCTCCAGCTCCTGCCGCATTGTTGCGAATCGTTTAGCTAGCTCGTTAGCGCTGTTATTCGTACGGTCCAGCTTTCCGGCAGCTAGGTCGCCGAGATTTTCGCCCAGTTCTTCTACCGGGTGGCTCGCTGTCTCGGCGGATTTCGCTATATCAGTCGCAGCCTGGGCAGCGGAAGCCATGGCTTCTTCTGCCGCCATAGGCGCCAGGCCCATGGCCTGCATGATCGACTCCAGGGCGTTCAGCTTATCGTTGGCGTTGGCCGACGAATCCGCCAGAACGTCAATCCCCTTGGCCGCCTGGGCAGCAGCAGGGTCAACCCGGCGCGCAGCAGCTATCGTGTCTTCGATCTGCTTCCGTGACTTCTCCAGGTAGCCCGCAGCACGCTCGCCTTCCTCACCAGCGGCACGCAGCGCGGCAACGAGTTTCTTATAGTCGTCACCGCCCTCGGCAACGATGCTGTTGAGGTTTTCCATGCTCAGGCCGAGAGTAGTGAGTGTGGAGTCTAACGTGTTATAGGCGGCCGAGACCTCGTCTGCCCCATGGTTGATTTCCTTTAGCTCTGCGAATGAGAGTTTACGGCGGTCTTCGGAGGTAATAGTGGGAGCATCAGTAAGATATTTATAGAACGGGTTCGCCCTGTTTTCCCCAACAGCAGTGAACTGTGTCAGGGTGGCGTCAGCAAGTTTTTCTGCAGCTTTTGTTGCTTGTTCAGTTAAAGCCCCAGTAGTGCCCGCGACTGCTTTAGCCAGATCATTTTGGGCAACTTGAGTAGCTTTTGTCGCTGCTGCTAGCTTGCGCTGGGCCTCAGTAGCAGCATGGTTCGCTTCGACAAACCCGCCGATGACTGCACCAGCGGCCATGATACCAACAGACCATGGGCCACCCAGCGCGCCTACTAAACCGCCAGCGGCGGATTTCATGAGGGAGAGGCCGCCTTTAGCAGCGCCCGCAGCAGCATTGCCTATTTTCGCGGCGCCGGATGCGATAGTGTTGCCCGCGTAAAAATAGCGTTTAGCCGCGACTTGCATAGTCTCCGACCCGGAGCTGAATGCCTCCCGCGACCTACCTAAGGCCTGTGTCAACCCGTTGGATGATGTAATCATGTATTGGGTTTTCGCGTCGAACTCGCTGATCGCCTTGTGGCCTTTTCGGTAGTATTCTTGCAGGTCAGCGACGCCTTGTTTCATCGTGGCCATCGACTGGGTGGCTTGTTGGATTTTCGCAGGGAAGTCTGTCCAGTTTTTCAGGGCCATGACGGCGGCGATGCCGAGCAGGGGCCCGGTGAAGTCGTTGGCGAGGGTGGATGCGAGGCCGGCTACAGGGGTTAGCACAGTGATGAGCCCGTGGACGGCACCGGAGGCTAGGTGTATGCCTGATTCGGCGGCGGGGCCGATTTTGCCGAGGGCGGCAGTGCCAGCGTCGGCGGCTGCTACCAGATCGTCTTGGAGTGCCTCGAACAGGCCAAGAGTGAGGTCTTCTTTGGCGTTGGCGAGGCGTTCCAGGGCGCCTGGTAACCCTTTGGTTTGGGCGGCGGCTACCTCGGCGGCCTGCCCCTGCCGGGTGACTGCTTCTTTGAGGGCATTGAAGTCCTCGGTGGTTTTCCCAGCGGCGATAGAAGCAAATCGCATAGCATCGGAGCCAAACAAGGTGGCGGTTGCCGCCTGGTATTGCTCCTCCGTCATGCGGTTCGATGCGGCGTTCAGCTGCCCAATCAGGGACGGCAGCCCCACGAACTTGCCTTTAGCATCGTAGACGGTCAGGCCCAGATCGTGGATGGCGTTTTGGGCTGGCTTACCCTGGTCGGTGAGCGCCAGTAGGGAAGTTTTCAGCAAAGTGCCAGCGTCGGAACCGGTGATGCCCGCGTTGGCGAACATGGCGATCGCGGTCGACGTGTCGTCGATACTCACGCCGAAGGCATGTGACACCGTGCCTGCCTGCTGGAGGGCCTGGGCCACGTCGGTGATCTCCGCAGCGCTAGCATTCGCCGAGCCTGCGAGAATGTCGGATACCCGGCCTGCTTCTTGGGCGCTCAAACCAAACGCCTGCAACGCTTGCCCCTGGATAGTGGCGGCTTGAGCGGCGTCGATCTGGGCGGCAGCAGCCAATTGCAATGTCCCCTTGGAGGCTTCCATGGACTGGGCGACGGTCAGACCGTTCTTAGCGAGCTCGGTCATAGCCGCTGCGGCATCAGACGCCGACGTGCCAGTCAAAGAGATGTCGTTGCCGAGTTCCCTAGCCTTGGCTCGCACAGTGTCCATCTGCCCCGCGGTCGCCTGAGACACCGCCGCCATGGTATTCAGCTGGCTTTGGTACTCGGTGCCAACAGAAACAATATCGCTGGCGACGCTGCCAAGACCGAGAGCGACGCCGATACCGGCGCCGAGTTTCCCCGCAATACCCAGGGCACTGCCTAGGCTGGATTCCAACGCCCTGTTGAATCCTTTGGTGTTCGGCTCAACCAGGATGTCAATTTTGCCGCCGGCCATTATGCCCTCCTCCTAACTGTCTAGTTGCCACGCATGCGCAGGAACTCCGTGATGGTGATCTTCTTTTTCAGTGGCTTAGCCGCGGCCTCCGCCGCCTGGGTGGCCGCCCGCACCAGCTGCTGCTGCAGCGCAGGTGGGCGGACCGCGACAGGCCACAACTGCGGCTGGCCTGGGGGTTTCACACCCAGTAGTTTCTGGCGGGTTTTCTCCGCCTGCACTTCGGGGTCGTCCGGGTCGGTGATCCACGACCTGTATTCGGAGTTCAGCCAGTAGTCCTCCCTGTCCACCAGGCGAGCAATGTTTTCATCAGTGGGGGTCCACTCATCCAACCCATCAGCCAGTATCGTCAGGTCAACCCACCACATCTCCGCCAGGCATTGCCGATAGTTCAGGTGGTATTTGGATTGGAACCCGACCAGCCGCCTAGCAAACTCTTGGGGGCTGATTAGTTGGAGGATGTAGGAAAAAAATTGCCATCGGCATCCCGGTAGCCGCAGATCTCACCGATGACATCAAAAACCCGCATCACTTCAGCAAGACTCAATGTCATGAGCTTGTCAACAAAAGCCGCCTGGGCCTTCTTGGAGGAGTCGGACACCAAGGCGATAACCCGCGTGGCCTGGTCGTGCACTGCTTCGTCAGCGTGGTCAAACAGCGCCCGAACGATATCGTGCGCTTCCTGGCCGGTGAAATTCCGGCGCAGCGACAAATCAACGCCAAGCAGGGTAACCGGTACGGGGTCGCCGCCGCCAATAGCGAGAGCGCGCTCGAAAAGGTCGATTTTTTCCATGAGTTTCGGTTTCTCCTAGTGTTTGGAATGGGATAAAGGTTCGGGCACTTGCCAGCACCCAGACGCCCTATATGAGGCCAGCCAGCTTGTCGCGGAGGTCGTCGAGCACCTGTGGCGGGTGGCTGGGAGGTTTAGCCGGCCAAATAGGGCCCATAGCATCTGCTGCCCAGCGCGGCACCAGATGCACATGCAGGTGAGGGACGGTTTGGGTTGCTGCCGCCCCGCTGGACTGGATGATGTTTAGCCCATCCGGGGTGACAGCCGCACGTAGCGCCGCGGCAACCCGCAAGACGGCGCGAGATAGGTGCGCAGCTGTTTGCTCCGGCAGCGCCCAAATATCGGGTATGTGCCGACGGGGAACCACCAGGGTGTGGCCAAGAGATGCCGGTTGAAGTGGGAAAAACGCCACGGCATGGTCGTCGCGGTAGACTTCTCGCGCCCGGCCCTCCCCCATAATAATTGCGCAAAATGGGCATGAAGGATTTGTCATTAGGGCACGGTAATGCCTGCGGGCAACTCGGGGATGACTTCCTCGTAGCCCTCAAGGAAGGAGTTTTCAAACTCCCAGCCGTCCAGGTTCTGGTCGTCGAGGGTGGCGCGCTTCGCCGGCGACGCCAAGGTCGTTCGAGGGCAGTAGAACGCCATCTTGGAAGCACCATCATCGAACCGGCAGAAGAAGGCAAATTCTTCACCAAGCCCAAGCTCGGCGACATAGAGATCACCCTTCTTAGTGATCTTGCCGCCCTGCAGGCGGGTCAACAGGGCCGCCTTGCTGTTGTCGACAGCGCGGAACTTCATGCCGCTCTCTAGAGCATCGCGGATGATCTTGTAGATGGCATTGCGCTTGTTCCAGATCTTCTTCTTGGTGACCTGCTGCTCAGCAGTCACCTCAATGCCTGCCTCGATGCCACCGTAGGCGTCCCATCCGGTGAGGGTAGCAGCAAACGGGTCGGTGGGCATGGCGGTGCCTACGGGGGCGCGGAAAGCGTCGCCGTCCAGCCACACGTGGGCTTTTTTGGAATCAGCATAATCAGACATGATTCACTCCTTTGTTAGATTGTGCGCCTGCGCAGGTGAACGCCAATGCGAACGGGCGCGTAATAGATGATTCGGTCGAGCCCCCGGCCTTTGTCTTCCAGTTGGATGGGGCCGTCCACCCAGTGAGCTGACCAAGCGTGGGTGTCATCAACGATGATATTTTTCGCCCTGGCCATTAACTCCCCGGCGCGGGTGGCGAGGTTCCATGCGGTGATGTCGGGGTCTTCGGGGATGCGGGAAACGTCGGGTCGGGGCACCCAGGAGGTGATTTGGATGAGTACCCGGTGCAGCCTGGGGTCGCCGCCCTGGTGCCCCACGGCTTTGACTGTGACGTGGGGTTTGGTAAGAGGGTCGGGGACCTCCCGGCAGGTGACGGCACCACCGCGTAGCAGGCGAACAAATTCGGCGTCAGCCAGCAGATGTTTGCGTACCTCTCCGGGGATGTAGGCGGTGGGGATTATGGCGCTCATCGGGGCCTCATGCCTCGGTAGCGGCCGAATCGCATGGCGGTGCCGGTGAGGACGGCGTGGGCGGGGGTATCGGCTGTCCCGTATTCTTTATGGATTGCGAGCTCGTCGTTGTCGACAACCCGCACTATAGTGCCCCGGGTGCTGGTGCCGATGCCGTCACGGTAGGTGCCGGTGAGGACGGGAGCGATAGCTTTAGCTTGGCTGGCTATCTCCTGGGCGATTTTCTTTCGGGCCGGCACTGTTTGGCGCCGCAGCTCGCGGAGTATTCGGCGCCGGTACAGGGTGAGTTTCGCTTTCGCCACTGGGGTCCTCCTTTGCTTCCTTCTCAGCCGCTTCGGCGGCGCGGGCGGCTTGTTTCTTGCAGATGTCGGCGAGGTGGTGGGGGCTGCCGGCCGCGGTGTAGAAGGGATTGCCGGCGTCGTCGGTGCCGTGGTAGATGCCGTCGTGGACGCCTTCCTCCTCGGGCAGTAACTGCTCGGCCTGGGTGGCGGGGATGGTTTCGGTCATGGTTGTTCTTTCTCCTTTGCTCTGCGGACTCGTGCCGCAATGTAGTCGGGTGGCCGGCCTGGGATGCCGCGGGCGATGCCGTCGCTGATGCACTGCCACACCCGGCCGTCGGGACCTGCGAATTCGTCTTTGGCGGTGATGTCGAGGTCGGCCGCAGCGGTGCCTGTGGGGGCGAACATGACGAGGCGTTCGTCGCGGATACCGCCGGTGGGTGTGGTTTCTTGCATGCCGGTCCAGTAGGCCTCTTGGACGAGGCCGGTGCCGGCGATGGGTTCGTAGGTGGTGGCGATGATTTCCCCGGTGATGGGGTCGTCACGGGTGGTTGTTTGCCGCCGATACTGCCACCCTGGCTGGAAGAGGACACGAGGGGTTAGCATCGGTCCTCCGGCAGTGTAGGCGCCGCTTTGCGACGGATGCTCCAGGCACCCTGGGCCAGCTGCGGGGACAGCAGGACGATCTCATCGGTGGTGAGCCACAGCCTTGAGCCTTGCCCTAGGCCGCCGTCGGTTTCCCATTGCATGGTCACTTCGGGGTAGGCCAGCTGGGTGAGTCCACCCCGGTCCTCCTTTGCGATGGCGCGGGTCACCATGTCCTCCACGACGCCGGCAACAACCTCGGCGCTGAGCCGGTGTTGTTGGATGCGGGTAGGGATGCTGGGGAACCGCTGGAGAATAATACTTTCTGCCCGTTCGATAAGGCGTTTCGCTTCCTCCAGGCGGGTGCCGTCGAGGTGTGGCCACAGGGTTTTGGGGTCAGCGGTGAGCCAGGTGGCCATGGGGGTTACTCCTCCGCTGGTGGGGTGGCTGCGGTGACTGCCGCGATGATTTCGGCTTTGGTTTTGCCTTTGACGTCGATGCCGAGCTGAACAGCTACGGTGACCCAGTCGGCTTTCGGGGCGCCATCGGCTGGCAGCTGGATTGGCGTCTCCTGCGGCGTGGTAATTTCCTGGTCGAGGATGACATAACCTTGACGCCGGTAGTAGTCCAACCGGTCGTCGGGGACGTCGGTGCAGACGCCGCCGACGAACAGGTCAGCGCCGATGGGGCCGGTGTAGCCCTCGACGGGGGTTTTCACGATGGCCATGATTAGGCCCCGATCTTGACGTTGCGCAGCACCGCGGCGGCCCGGGTGGACTTAAGTACCGGGGCGACCGGCCCCAACTCTACTTCGCCACGCTTCACGGCACCGGAGGTGCTGAAGTCGGGCAGCCAGGTTCGCAGCATTTGGCCATCGGTAGTGGTCACGCCGTGGAAACCGTCTAGGCCGATGCGTACGGCATAGATGCTGGTCTTGCCCGCGGTCACGGGGACTATCGGGTCGTTTGTGCCGGCTTTCTCGCCAGCATCCGCCAGGATGACGTTGCCGAGCATTTCCCGGGTGATTTCATGGCCACCCGCACCCAGCAGCCCCTCGACCGGCTGTTGCGTGTAGAGGTTGGCCCGGCGCGCTGCTGCCCGGATCTTCGCCAGCACACGCTTGTTGCAGAGCAGCAGGGTGGGCGGGCCGTCCAAGGCGCCGAGGAGTTCGTCCAGGTCATCGAGGATAGCCAGCGCGGTGTCGGCGGTGGTGAGGGCAGTCCAGTCTTTCTCCCCCGTGGCGTTCAGCTCGGTCACGGAGTCCTTCAGCGCCTTGTCCAGGCCATCAAACCCCTTGACGTCGACCGCGGTGTCGCCGGTGATGATCGCGTCGTTAAACTTGGCGTTCGTGGCTTTGATGAGCTGGGAGGTCTGCAGTGCGACTTCATCGCTGGCTGCGGGGCCGAGGTGGGCGAGCACCCGGTCCACCTCAAACGTGCCGCCCAGCGGTTTGAGCTCCACGCTTTTCTTGACGGTCTTGACCTCTTGGGGGGTGTATTCTTTGCCGATTTCGCGGAATTCGGCACCCCGCTGGGTGACTAGCCGCCGGTAGCCGTATTCGAGAGTGGCGCCACCACCTGCGGGGTTGACTGCAGTATCGAAGATCAAGGCGTCTAGCAGCGGGGAGTTTTTGCGAAACTCGTCGATGATCGCCGGGTCGTAGTCTTCTAGGGTGTTGAGTTTGGCGTCTGCCAGGGTAATAGGCATAGCGAGCCTCCTTATTTTTTATGTGATGTTGTAGTGGTTACGGAGCGCTTCGGTGAGGCTGCGGGGGGCCGGCTTGCCGCCGGCGTGTTGCCCTTGGGAGGGGTCGACTGGTGGCTCGCCTAGCGCCGCGGCTAGGGCCTTGGCATCAGCGGCGAGTTCTTCCGGGGTTGAGCCCTGAAGCCGACCGGCTAGGTCAGCAGGCAACCCCACAGTTTTCAGCGCCTTAGCAACTGCCGCCTGGCGGTGTTGTTCGGCGATCTGTGCTTCCAGAGCCGCCACGCGGTCTTGGGCTGTTTTGAGGTCTGC